CTTCAGCAGCTACATTGTATCTGCCTAATTGGTCCATAGTGGTTAATGGTGTTAATGGTACGCCTTTATTCTTTTTGGCTTCTTCGTAAGCTAATTTACCTACTAAACCTGCAAGTCCTGCGATACCTAAGTTACCTAAACCGCCACCTTTGTTTTCTTGCTTGTCTCCACCATAATTTGTAATACCTAACTTGTCGGTAAATCCACCCAATAAGTCTCCTAGCACTCCGTAGTTGCCAACATTGTCAGCTCCACCGCCACTAACTAGACCTCCAAAGAAATCACGCAATCCACCACTTGTTTGTGTTTGTGTGCCTCTAATCTGTTGTAATACTTGGTCAGGAGTAAAAAGATTGCCGTCTTTATCTGCAAGCATGCCTGACTCGCCTTTAATAGTGTAGTTTTTACTTATTAAGTCCATTTCATCAGGACTTGGCATGTCGCTTGAACTTGGTTGATAGCTTACATCCATCATGCCTTCGCCACCCATATAGTCTACAGGTTGCTCACCGCCACTAAACATACCGAAGTAACCTTGTTTTTGGTCATCTGCGTATTGTTTCGCCATGTTTTTACCGTATTGAAACGGCTTAAACTTACCATCAATACTGCCTATACCTGTTAAAGCTTTTTTAAATCCACCGCCAAGGTCTTTAAAACTTCCTGTTTTGATAGATTGCAAAGCACCCTTGTCGCCAAATATTTTTTGTTTACCACCTGCAAAGACAGTCATTAAGTCACCAATACCGCCTTTACCCTTAGCAATATTAAGTGCGGCACTACCTTTTTGATAGACAGCAGCAAAAGGTTGCCACGGTCCGGGTATGATTGCAGCTACTGGTGCTATTTTCTTAACAACCTTTTTTAAACTTTTTGCAACTTTTTTAAAGAAACCAAACTCAGGATTACCTGTAATTGGGTTAATTGACATCTCGCCACCAACAGTATACTCATCAGGGTTTAAGCCCACTTGCATCATTTCTCTTTCTAATCTTTGTCTTGTTTCAGGCGTAATTACAGGTGGAACCACCATTTCTCCTGCTGCAACGTGTGCTAAATAGTTATCTTCATCTCTGCCTAGTCTTGCTATTCCTTGGCCACTGTTGTCTATTTTATTCATCATTTTAAAATTTTACCCTATTTCTCATGGTTTTGACCAACTTCTTGTGCAAATTCTTTCATATATTCTTTTGACTCGTCCTTACACACTAACCAAAAAACTAATAAATACCTGTCTCCACTTTTAACAGGCAGTCCTCTATGCATGTGAGTTAGGCTTGGAAATATCAAAGCATTGCCTGTAGGCAAAGGCTCAACAATCCCTTTACGCATAAACTCAGTACCACCCCCTTCATAATATCCTGTATTCAAGGGTACTACTATACTTATATCAGAACTAGCATCATGATGCCATGCTCCTTGTTTTTTATCTCTTAAATTGTAATTAGCTATCTGTATGTTACCACCTGTAACACACCTATTCCAAATGCTTAGCAATATTGGATTAATGACCCTATCAACCACACTCATTAAAGAATGATATAGCTGTGGACATTTATCATATAAAACTATCTCAGGTATCTGTCTTAGCTCGTCTTCTTCTTCATTTGGCTCAAAACCAAAATGCTCTGTCATATTGTGCATTTCATTAATAAGTAAATTACACAGCTCTTTGCTGAACAAGGGTACTGTATGTACATCAGGCAATGGTTCTTTTATTAAAGTGTTGAGTGGTAAATTATCTAAAGAAAATGTTTGGTCACTATAAAACTTACTTAAAATTGGAAGGGTAGCTTTAGCCTTGTCAAGAGTTTCTTTTTCTACAAACCAATCAGAAGCAAAGCCAAGTAAAAGGTTTTTTAATTGGTATTCTTGTTCTATGTTAGTTTGAGCCAACATCTAACAATTTTATTGTGGTGCTACTAAAGAAAGAGCCATTTGAAAATCATTTATATCAAATTCAGGGTCTTGGCTTAATACCTGTATTATTACCTGTTGTGCCTGCATAGATACTTCTGAATTTATTGGATTATTTAATATAGCCATAACCTCTTGCTCATAGCCATTTTCAGCTAATGGTATAAATATTTCTTGCATAGCCTCTTCTTTAGACATTTCTATCTCGGCCATACCTTCTTGTTGCGAAATTTCAGCCATACCACCTTCTTGAAATTTCATGGGTTGCCTTACCTCTCCCATCAAATTGTTTATTCTATCTCTTAAATCTACCATATTAATTTCCTATCTAATATTAACTGATATGTTACCACCAGTTATAACAGAGACAAAGCCTAAACTAGCCGTTGCCTCATATCCTTGTTCGTCAAATAACGTCAAATCAATCCATTCATTGCCGTTATACACCTGTAATACATTTAGTGTTGTATTCCATATTACATCACCTTGTACAAAATTCAATTCTGATAACTCTGTAGCGTTAAACCTAGGTGTTCTGTTAGGGTCAAATTGACCCAAGTTAATCTCTAAAACTCTAACCAGTCTATTAAAGACCTCAGGCGTTACCTCTTGCGTTGCTAAGGGCAGCCTGCTTGGCAATAATTTAGCCATTACCTTCTACCGTCAGGTTGGATATCTAGTCTTGTATATCCTAATCTCCACTTATAACCTGTTCTGTTATCGACTGCAGCATCATCATCGCTTTGCAATCTTAATACAGCCTGTCTGCCTCTTGCTCTTACATGCACTTGGTCAGTATTGTTTGATATATCTGTAGTTGCTTTTGTAGTTAAAGATTCGCTTGGTGCGTTTCTAGTTTTAAGCAACATATTAATTTGTGGAACACCTGTGCTTACATTAGTGCCATAAAATTTTACATCAGGCATGATTCTTCTAATAAACGTAAAGTTATTGCCCTCTTGTAAATCAAAGTCTGAGCTTTCAATAAAGACTCCATCCATAGGAGAACCGTCATCGTCATCACCATCTTCTTGGTTAAATATATAATTGTTAGCTGTAGCTAATGGTTTTCCAAATACATTTTGGTCAACCCAAGCAGTCCTAACCAACTGACCTATAGACCAAACGCCTTCTAAATAGTTGTATATAACATACCTTGATATTTCTTCGGTGCCATCACTTTCTGCAGGATAGAACCACCACACCTCATTAAACTCTTTGTTTAATAGTGCAAATACTTTAAATGCTTGGCCTAAATCTAAATCTTCTTGCACGTAACTTAATACACTACAAGGTAGTTTTTGAACTGCTCCGTTGTAAGAATAGAAACCATCATCACCCATCCAAAAGACTCCATTAGGAGAATTGATAGCTGCGTTAGGTCCAATCATACCTGTGCCTTCATTAATTAAATTAACTGCAAAAGTTAATGGCGGCCCAACAAACTGCATACTGTACATAGAAGTATCAGTCCATATTAATGTTTCCTGTCTTGCTCTCAAGCCACCTCTGATTTCACTGCCTGAAGATAGTCTTAAAGAGCCTGCTGTATTTGTAGTTTTTGGCTCCCACTCGGTAATACTTTCTTGGTCTGAGAAAGCTATGTTCATAGGGTCAACAACTCCTGTTCTTGCACCACCTGATACCGGGTCTGCGCCCAATACAATAACGTGTCTATCTGTATCACTTACTATAGTTTGTAATCCAGCTGTAGGTGATAAGTTTGCTCCAGCAAGCGTAGTAATGTCTACAGCTCTTGTAGTAGTGCCGTTAGACTCGTCCCAGTAATAAATACTACCACCCCTAGGGTGTAATATTAAATCTTCACCAAAATTATCCGATGACCATAATCTCAACTGGTTAGCAAAGCTTAAGCTTGTCGAAGCTCCATAAGCACCTTGACTCCAACTACCTGAGCCAAATCCTGTAGATTGTATAAATACGTCCAAGCCTACAGTCAATTGATAAGCCGCATCAACTCCCGAGCCTCCATTTCCTGTATCACTACCATTTGCTGTAGCCGTTGCTGTAAACGTAAATGTATTTGCACTTGGTACTGACACGACCTGATACTCTTGATTTAAAACTGTTGCTGTAATATTGCCACCAAGACTTACCGCACCACTAAAAGTAACAAAGTCATTAACCACAACTCCGTGTGCTGTGTCTGTTGCTGTAATGGTTGTAGAGCCATTTGTTGCAGCAAAAGTTACACCATTGGTTGTTGTTGCTCTTATAGGAGTTATATCATTTAAGCTTGTGCCTTCAAGTATGTATGTTTTTAAATGCGTGCCAACAAATAGATATTTATTACCTTCTAATGATATCCATGGAAATAGGTTACGACATGTACCTAAAAATGATGAAGCTGTTTGTTTTGTCCAACCGCCTATTTTTTCTACAAAGCCTTTACGAAACCTTACAAGAGAAGCATCAAACCAACCACCTGCATTAGTGTAACTGGTTCCTTCTCTGTCTATTCCTGCTTTAAATTGAAACTTTGCAAACGGCATGTTTCATCTTCTAAGCTATTCTTATGATAGCTGTGGCTGCTGCCTTAGCAGGAAATACAATAGTAAAATCACCTGCAGTAGAAGTTTTATCTCCACCAAAGTCAATGGTTGCTACTGATTTATCACCATTAGTATCGTTGTAAATCATACAGCCTCTAGCTGTAATCGTTGCTGTACTAAATGTTAAATCAGAAAAATCCGTTACTGCAGTAGTACCAGTAGCTGACGGCGTTACATTAGTTAATGCAGCTCCGCCTGAAGTATAGTTAGTACCACTTGCTTGACCAGTTGTGGTAAAAGCAGTAGTAGTAGCACCTAAGGTAGCTGAACTTGTATATAAAGCCAGTTTAAAGCTGTTACCACTAGAATTAGTAAAGTTATGTGTTCCTGTCAAAAGCTCTACTTTAAAGCTTGTTGTAAGAGTAGATGTAATTGCCATATTAAATACCTTTTATTATTTTTGCTAAATCTTCGCTACCCCCACTAGATAAATCTTGTATTAAGGTAGCCTTATAAGATTTTAAAGCATTTTTAATATATATCAAACATACTTGGTAAATTAAATCTTGGTAGGCCCTAGCCTGTGCTTTTACATGTTCTTCATTATCGTCTGAAAAACCCACTATTTTTTCTGTTAATTGCTTCGCCCAAAACTCAGGCGGATGGCCGCCAAACTTAGTTGTAGCCACCTCTACCATGCCCAACTCAGGCACACCATCAGGCGTTATTTTAATTACCATTTATTTGGCTCCGGTGCTTTTAGGTGACTATCATACCTGTCTGCAATCTGTGGCAATATTTGTTTTTTTTGTACTTTTAGCTCGCTAATTTTTTTTACCTCTAATCCATCTTTACCCTGAACAGGCACATAGGGGTCTTTTAAACGATGATATCCGTACAGTCTTTGCTCGCCCGGTATGTTAGTGTCTAGCAATGAGCTACTAGATGCTACCTCAACCTGTATACCTTTTTCCATGCACTTTACTAGCCAAAACTCAACGCAAGCTCTACCTGCTTCTGCAAAATATAGGTTGTTCTTGTATGTAAAGTCTATACCAAATAATTTAATATTAGCCACATCATTCCAGTAAGCAAATGCAACAGCATAAGCCACTGTGTTGTTTAAATAATGACAATTAGTTTCTTTAACTATTTCTTGTACAGGATATTCAACAAGGTTTTTACATCTTGCATCCTTCTCACAGGTATATATTGGTTTGTTATGATTTGTCAGCAGTTCTTTCATGCAATCGGTTTGACCGCCTGCATCTTGTGTATCTAAAAACCTGCTTGGCGGGTCCATCATAAATACTCGGTCATGAAATATGACTGAGGCTACGGCATTAATTGCCCATACTTCATCAAATTTTACGCTGTGTGATTTTGCTAGATTGTAGTCAAACCAACTTTTGCCTAAACCGACAATAGCTACAGTTTTACCTTTTAATTTTTTGATTGGTTTCATATTATCTCTCCTTAACTGAAACTTATGTTACATTTGTTCTTAGTGAATCATACCTCATTTCATCCCTAGTATCTCTTCCTTCGCCTAGGTTCTTTAATCTTAGTAAACTTTCTTTAAATCTTGCTTCATACAAACCAATATCGTTTGGGTCTAGCTTTAAAAATACCGCACCCTCTAATAAACAACCGTATAACAGGGTGTCAGGTGCATCTGTGGATAAGTATGTGGTTCCTGAGTCTCCTCCTGCTGTCAATGATGCAGGCTGTGCTAAATAATGTAACTCCATAGAATAGTTTGCGTCAGGAACAGGAGCTATTTCAAAACTTGTTTGGTCAAATATTGCGTAATATCTTGGCTTGCCTCTTGTTGTGGTGTCAGTAACAAATTCTTTTATAAACGAATTATGTTTTAAATCTAAGTAGTCGTAGTTGTTTGAGCTTATTACAGCCAAAGAAAATGGAGCTAAAAAGTCTGACGGAGTTGTTAAAAATCTATTATCTTGAGAGACATTGCCCTGAACATTCTTTCTTTGGTCAGGTATTTGTACTGATTTAAGTATTCTTTCTTCTGCTTGTAAGATTATAGTATTAAGATTATTAACAAAAGTAGTCTCATCAGACTCTAAGTAATCTTGTATCGTAGTTTTTAATGTAGCTAATGTAAAACTCATGATGTTGTTATTGTAACTGTACCTAAAGCACTTGTCATGCTGTCAGGTATTGTTAGCTTTG